CGTTATCGAAGAAAGCATAAACCTCAGTAAATGGTTTCAAACTTCTAGCCGTAAACGTAATGTTACGAGATCTCATGAACTGAATAACTTCACGAGATACAATACGATCACCTAGTGATTCAGTATCAATCTTTTCAGTTATTGTTTGTTGAGTACCTGTTCTTCTTTGATTGAGTTCAACTCCAGCTTCACCACTAATTGAGAGATTTGTTTTTCTAGTATGCTCCTCAACCTCAAAACTAGCAGGAACTACACCATCTGACTGAGCTAATCTATCTGCCGCTCTTCTTCCGCCACCCTTAAACAAAGTGAGGAACTCATCAGCTGTACCTTTTCTGAATACAGAATTTCCCTCTATCTTTTGTGATGCACTTAAATCTAATGAAACATTAACACCAGTAGTTTCCCATGAGTTCCACATAACTGGTGCTACACCAGATCTTTTCCCATCAGCGCTTGTTTTGATCTCAGCCTGAATAGCCTCAGCGACACCTCTAAAGGATCCTTCCATCGTGGTATTTCTATCTTCCATCTGGTTGACATCAATCCAAATGTCAACAGTTGGATCAAAAGAAATATTACCCTGCCAAAAACGTACAAGGAAAGGAGTAACACTTTCAGATCTTGTGGCAAAACCCTGTTGTAACCAAGGTGTTTCCAGTTCCTCATAATCGAGGGTGATCATTTTACCAGTTCTTTTTACTCCAGTTCCAAGAATATCAGCAAATCTACTGTCTTGATTGGCTTTTGTTGTTGTTCCAATACCAGCAATGGTTGTATTACCAACAACCATGTTCAATTTAGTGGTGTAGTGAGATGGTCTTAAAGTGCCAGTTTTTTTATCAATTGAGTTCTTAATACCAATAGTTTCTTGAGAATCAAGACTTCCAAAATTATCAACAAAGATACCAGATCTAAATCTATTCAGACCATTGGCATCTGGAATAAACTGATTAATAGTTCTTGATTCTAATTGATTTAGTGAGGTATAATATTCAAGATTTTTAATTCTTTGTTCCAGTTTAGAGATATCATTCATTTGATATCTCTTATGATTGATGAAAGTAGTCTTTACATCTCTAGAGTTAAAAGTGTAAGCTGGAACATAACAATCGGCTATGTTCATAGCTCCATCAATACCTTTTGGTGCTACAGGATTATCAGCTGCAGCACCTCTCTTAACTTGGAAAACACCACGTCTATCAATGTAGATTCTATCAATTCTTGGGAGGAAATAATTATAATCTAATGTAAGTGTTTCACCAGTAGCGAGAACGTTTTTAGAACTGTGTTGACCACCATTAAAGGTTCTACCGAAAAATTCCAACGGTGATCTTGTATTTGTTGTATCTACAGAGAAAGATGAAACTCTGGGACGACCATCAATTATATCAGTGAGTCTGAAATTTGAAATACCATTGATTTCTGAAGCATAATCAAAATCTCTATATGAATTACATACTGTGATATCACCAGTATCAGAATCACTGTAAGATGACGAAACAAAGTAAATTCTCAATCTGCTGTTAGGGATTCCTGCACCATCTCTTCTTCTGATTCTGGAATAATCATAAATTGATTTTCTCTGACCAGTAAAGAAAGCAAAATCCTTGGTTACATTCTTACTTCCAACAACAACATTTGAAGCGATAGCACTGACTCCAGATTTTTCAAAATTTATTACTTCGTTTGGTTGAAATCTGGAAGAATTCTCATAAATGAAATTGACTGAAGTATCTGATTTTTTATCAACATAAATTGCTCTTGCTCCACTTACCGATCCAACAATTTCTTCACCAAGAATCAAATCATTTGTAGTGGTAGTTGGACCATCCATACTACCAACGGTCATTGAGGGGGATTCTGGATCCAAATCTGAACCATCACCAGCAAAGACACCATAAATGAAAATAACATCTGGTTCATTGAGAGAAATGAATTTATCTTGAACTCTAGTTCCATATGGATAGGTGCCATATGTTAAACCATCATTGAGAGTGGTTCCTCCAATACCAGAACCAGAATTGTTTGAATTTCTTATGACAATATTTTTCGCCTGATTCTTGGTCTTAATCTTTGGAGTAATATTACTTTTACGAAGTGTTGTAATTAGTTTAAAACTGCCATCATTCGCAATACCACTAAGTGTCAGTTGAGTGTTACCAGAGGCAAATGTAAATTTATCAGCCGTGAGAACTTCTATTACTCCAGCATCATTAATTAAACTATATCTTTCTTCATCAAAAGATAAGAATACCTCATTGGTATCAGCATTAACAGTTCCAGTAGATCCATCAGTGACTGTTACATCAAACTGTCTTCTGATTACTAAGTTAGATTCTGTAAGATCTACATTGGAAATTAGTTTTCTTGGAAAGACTGAGAACAATGACTCATTATCTGCTAGATTGCTATTCCTTGAAGTTGGAGCTGTTTGAGATTCAACCACTCTCAAATCTGTGACACCGATATCACGATCTGGAACTCCACCATCAATAAAGGCAGTAACAGTTTCGACACCAACAACATTTAAAGAATTTGTACTTACACTAGTTACTCTCAGAAGAGTTGGTAGAGTTAAATTTGAATCAGAATATCTAATTAAGTTACCAGTGGTTACAATACCAGGAAAAGAAAGTGATGGGTTAGTTACTGTCGAAACACCACTTTCTACATGCCCCTTAGTGATCGAGGCGATACCAATAGTAACAGCATTAGTTGGGATTAAATCAGCTGTGAAGGTTCCAGCAGTGCCTACAATACCATAAACTGATTGAACATCAGAAGTTTCATGATTTGTGATGCCAGTGATGGTTCTATTTGTTGAATCTAAACCATCAAAAGTAATTCTTTCACCAACTGAAAACTGACCTCTAACATCATATACAGTAGCTGCCGTTCCAGCACTTACATCATATCTAAGGAAACCAGATGCTCCACTTGAAGCACCTTCAATAAATGTTGGTGTGGTGAGATCAATTTCTTCATTGATCGTTAAATCTGTATATGTTTGAACATCATAGAGAGATAAATTCCACTGATTGGTGTTTTTATTGGTCGCATCATAAGATCCAGACTCTAAAGAGAAATCATAAATTCTAGCAACACCAATTTCATCACCAGGAAGATCGGTTCTAGCAGACCCAACTCTTTGACTTCTTAGACTTAGAGTATTTGTGTTATCAAATCCAATAGTTGGTGATCCAGAAACATTGTTGACCGTAAATGTTGGTCCAAAACCAAAATTAACAGATTGTCCTTTAATATTTCTAGTTGTTCTTGCTTTTGGGGCATCCAAGAAAGTTGGACCTAGGGTTTCAACAGGATATCCCCCAACATATGCCTTTCCAGCTCCGATTTTATAGACCATAAGGTCTTCGGAGGGTGTTTTTCCACTTGTAGTAGTCTGATTCTGAGTATAGATACCTCTATTTCCGAATCCGTTATTTAAACTTTCTTTTACAGTTGTTACAAACTCTTTTACATAATAATGACCTGATTCTTCAAAAGTTCTTGTTGCTAATTCATCTGCAAGTGTATTGTAATCAGTTGCAGTGTTAGTTTCCCTCAGAATACCATTTTGAACTTCAGCTAATTGAACAAAATTCTGGTCATTGAAGTCATTACTTTCTTTTTTAGCTAAAAATGCACTAATTTCAAGTCTATCAGCTCCAGGAGCGGTAAAATTAGTGAAATTTCTAGCATTATCATTCAATGATGGATCAACATCAGAAGAAATCAGACTTTCAATAACATTTAAACCAATTCTATAGCTGGGTGTGTTACCATATTGATCAAGAATGAGGATTTGATCTTCGACATCAACAAAAAATCCTCTGAGAAAATAAACACCCTCACTCAAAGCGAAGGCAGAACCAACAGCATTGGAATTTAGAGTTAAAGATCTAGCAAAACCTTCACCAGCTGCGATAAATGTCGAAGCAAAAGTGATATTGTCACTAGTTAGAAGAACTTCACTGTCTGAAAAAGTTTGAGTAGAATTATCGGATGAACTTGATTGATAATAATCAACATATAACGTAAAAACACCTCTTTCAGATTCTTTGTCGGTGATATATGTAACTACTTTGGCGGTTACCCCAGAAGTTGCACCAGTAATTTTCTTACCAACTAACTGATCGAGGTAAAGATCGACAGGAATCCCCAAAAATTCAGAATCAATCTGAATTGCATAGAATTTGGGGAGATAAGTCAGCTGACCAGGAATAACCTTAGCCCCTTCTTTAAAGAAGTGAGTTCCCATGTCTTCAATTTGATTTTGAAGAATGGATTGTAGATTATTTAACTCTCTAGCCTGGACTGGATACGCTGGTTTGAAAAGAACTTTATAATAGTTACTCTGCGGATCAAAGTCGTCAAAATAAGGAGCAACGTTGAGGTTAGTTTCCTGTGGCATGATTTCTTATTAGAATTGCAAGATGATCTTTACGTCTTCTTTCTGGGATGAAGACCTTGTGACAGAAGGTCTATTATCAACATAGATGGTATTTCCAGAATATTTGTTCACTTCTGGTTGTGCAACACCAGAAGTAAAACTTTGACCCAAGTAATATGTCCTATTATTTATTACCGTAGATACACCTGTAAAAGTGGTTTCAATCCCGAGAGTGACTGAGCCACCTACGATATTGAAAGAACCATTTGCACCAATATCAGATGTAAATCTATTAGCTTTAAATCCATAGATTGGATTTGCGTTCAAAGAACCATCACTATTAAAACCTGCTGTGGTTTTATCTTGCCACAATTTAAGAACTCCAGTGGTTGCGTCGTAAGAAACCACTCTACCAATAGCTGTTGAACCCACACCAACAGTTTGTGTGACATATGCGTCAGCCGTAAAAGTAGCCGAACTATAACCGATACCAGTGAGTTTTAAAGCAGTGACCGCACTAACTTTATCAAGATTTAAAATAGAAGATGAATTATATGCTTGTGGATTTTCGACCAATCCAACTCTTGAGAATTGATTCCCAACAATAAAATCTGGATTACTAGTGTCATTTTCAAATCTAGCATATGTTAAAACACTAAATGCACCCAATTCTCGGTAAATATCATAACCATGTCCTCCATTTGGAGGAATAATGACGTTAAAGATAGGTGATGTGGTTCCAGCTGGAAGACCACCAGCTTCAATATCAAGTG